AAAGAAGAAATCAATGAAAACAAAATATCTTTACGAGTTCCACAAGATATCAAAAAAATCTATAAATTATTTAGACAAGCTAAAAAAGAATTGTACATCGTGGGTGGTGCAGTTAGAGATGCAATACTTGGTAAATCACCTAAAGATTTTGATTTGGCCACAAATGCAAAACCTGATGAAGTGGAAAAGATTGCAAAAAGAGGTGGATTCAAAACAATAGCAGTAGGTAAAAAGTTTGGTGTTGTTGTGGTGGGTGGACATGAGATTGCAACATTTAGAAAGGATATCGGTAAAGGTAGAAGACCTAAGGCAGTAGATTTCTCTGATATTAAAGGTGATGTAAATCGTAGAGATTTAACTATTAATTCATTGTTTTATGATATTGATAGAAATGAAGTAGTGGATTTAACAGGTGGATTACAAGATTTAAAAGATAAAATTGTTAGGACAGTTGGTAAGGCATCTGAAAGATTTGATGAAGACCCATTGAGAAAATTAAGGGCATTAAGATTTCAAGCAGTTATCGGTGGTAAGATGGATAAAGATACAGAGATTGC